TCATTTTAAATCTCTAAGCGCCTTATAAATAGTATACTTTTAGGGCAATTGACGAATATCAAGAACGCGGAACTTGGGTAACTTTAATTAAAAATTACCATGGAATCCGATTAGACTTAAATCTACATGACTCTTTTAAAAATGAAACAAACATAATTAAATCGTCTTCACTTTTTATAGAATTTAACATAAACTCGACATAACTATTATATTTGCGATGTGGTCCCGAATGTACGAGACGATCCTCTCTCACATTGAGTACATGTTTACCATGTAGTGTTGGCATCATTATTATATTTGAACTCGCATGTATATCATAACCATATTTATGGACAATGGGGTGTATCTTAAACTGTTTTGGGATTACATGATGATCGTGAACAAGCCCACTTAAATTCCATCGTATCTTAAACGACGTCCTAACACTGGAGCCGTACCGCATACTATACTATCACTTTTTAGTTACACAAAATATAATATAACTAAAAAGTGATCCAAACGGGGCTCGAACCCGTGACTTTGGCGTGCCTTATGTGAATGTAACTTCACTAATATATACTATGTATAAGCACCACGCTCTAACCAACTGAGCTATTGGATCATATACTATATTATACTTGTGTATAACCTTTAAGTGTATGCACTTGTTACCTCCTCTTCTCCGTCAGTATCATATGCACTGTCGTCTATGACACCCATTTGTGTTAAACTGTTGGGATATACTCCCATGATAAATCAATGCAAATTTTTCTCCAAATGAAATCCTGTTGGTGTAGTTTTTCCTTTGATTTTAAAAGTGGAAAGTATTGTAGATACGAATCTTCACTTAGAAGTTCACAGAATTTATACAAAACATACGAATAACTTAGGAAGTTTTTACGTTCCGATGGACAATTATCATCGAATGGCTTTTGAATATTTTTGAACATCATTCTCAATTGTTCTTCAAGTTCTTTGGGCATTTTAGGTGGTTTTATCCCACTCAGTATATTCGTGATATATGGGACGTGTTCGTAGTACTTATTAAGTTTCAATTTCTTTAGGAGCGCCCGGACTCGTGCATGTGTAATCTCCGTGAGCAGTTTGATTTTCATCTTCTTGAATTCATTCCTAAGTTGTGCTATGACGTCTACCGGTATACTAGTCGTTTCTTGTGCTTGAAATTGTGAGAGCCACTCGTTAAAGTGGTTATCGCGTTTATACGAATAATTGATTATTTTTTCAGAGGTCTCTTGCTCTTCTTTGTATGTCAACTCTTCACTTATCACAACCTCGACGACCGCGCCACAACCATCGCATATAATATCACTCGTATCGCTAAAATGAAAAAGATTACTATCTGGACACTTCAAGCACACGGTCACGAATCGTTCTATGGGTCTGTCGAGTGTTTGTTTTTCGACATCTATCAGGTAATCGACAAATATATCTTTTCGTTGTAATCCCACTGTTTCTTTACAATTAAACACGTTATCTGTATGGGTCTCTTTCATGGATTCATCTGTATATTGTTTCAAGTAAGGCATACATCGCATGATATAGTCCGACATTTCCGATTCGTACGCTGACTTTTTGTTGGGATCGTTTTCTATCTTTTCCATCCATTCATTTATTCGTTTATTATATCTACTTAAAAAATTACCTTCCATTTAGAGTAATGAAATTACTCCACTCGTTTTTAATTAACGCTATTTATAATATAAAACAAATCATTAAATTCTTTTTTCACAATAATGATTTTTCTATAATAAGTACGTGTATCGAATATAAATACGACCAGTCAAAAGACTATGTAGAAGATATATATAGTATTTTCTGGAAAAGGGAATCTTTGAATTGGGTCGATAATTCGTCTGAATATTATGTGGATATCAAAGATTCTGATGATACCGTCGATCCCCCACTGTGTGTTATAAACCCCGTCGTCCGCCGTAAATTTTGGTACAATAACAAAGTGTATAAATTCTTATCGTACGACCTAGAGTATACGTGGCCCCCAAAGAAATCGATGGGTGTTCATTTTCATATACCCTTATCGAGTGCGCAATTAATGGATTGTAATGACAAGCCAGTAAAAGACATGCTCTCCAAGATTGGAAGATATGCTGGTCCATATAACGATTTTTATAAGAGTGATATGAAGATAAGGGATATGTTATGGTATAATGATGAAACCATGAAGAATTTACCAATAATTAAACTAAAAAATGCATTTGGAATCACGAAATATGTGTCCACCGAAACGGGGAGGCTCACTGATCTTCGGATACCTTAGTTGCCAAGTAAAATTTCAACTCTCCTAGATTTGCCACGTTGTACTTCAACACGAGAAATCTATTTTGTTCCTCCTGCATGATCTGCACAGTTGAGCACATGCTCGTCGCCTTCGTAAATATATTCATATATTTGAGTGAATACACACCACTCATCTTTGGCGATTCTTCTGTGCACTCGATGACAGTCTCCTGGTTAGCGAAATCGCCATTCACTGAAAGTATTAATTTATTACCTTCTCGCATAATCTCAATCTCCTCGCCTATATTGGACATGTCACGACACATGCGTTGAAAATCGACTGATGGTAAAGATGTATTCATCGTCATGTGGACGTCTGGAACTTCGATTTGATTTTCATTGATGTCGAGTAATTTAAGAGCAAACTTAGTGCACGTCTTCTTATTTTCGTTGTGAATCTCCAGGTTCATAAATTCTTTTGAATTGATTGACATGACAAGCACGTCATTATTGGTGATAGTCTTGAGGAGTTTGTGCATGTTTGACATGTTGATGCCAGCTTCCATTTCTTCTGTACACGAGTATTCCTCGAAATTATCGGCCGACAAGTACATATCTATTAGTGATGTACGGGCAGTGTCGAGTGTGACGATGTACATTCCATCTGGTTTAAAATATATGTTCACATCGTTGAGTATATCTTTGAGGACTTCAAATGTGGATTTAAATGCACTCGCCTGGATAGTTAATAGCTTTAGCATCTCTCGGTAATGATACTCTTATTTCTTTATATCAGTATACGCGTCAGAAACGGAACGACTTATCCTCTCTTGGAGTTCGGGTGTCATCGCAGGTTGAAGCGATCGACCATAATCATCGAGTCCGAACAATTGATTGTTAGATTCTCCAGCTAAAGTTGTCATGTTAAACGAACTAAACCCACACGTATCCAGCTCCTGTACGGGTAGTAAAGATTCTAGCCAGTTGTGGATTTCACGTCCCACGAGTATCTTCCCATTCTTTGTCAACATGGTTGGAACTCGATCAATCTTACTGCGATGTTGCTGGGGGATACCAAGTTCGTTTACGTTATGGTATCGCACAATTTGTTTGAGTTGTGAATGAGAATTTATATATTCTATGACATCATTACTATGTTTACACTTTGGACTGTACAATAGCAAAGACATATCTGTTGTATTCTCGCAAAAAAAAATCAAAAATAACACACAAGTTTTTTTATACCTATATATTAAATGACAAAAATCATTCTCGTTCTTTTGATAGCTCTCGTGTTATACTTGATGTCCAGGACGAAAGAAAAATTCGGGTATTCGGGCTACACGAAGCCTGTACACACTGTGATTCTCGATGATTCCGCGCCAAACATGAGCGAGTACCGAAAAAATGAAAATGTCAGTATTTCTAATGATCTCATGGAAAAGTTTGTACTCTCGTCAAATAAATACGTCTCAGAAAAATCTGGATTATGCACGTACATCATCGAGACCACGAGTGTTAAAGGGTTTAAACACAAAACCAAAAATCACGAATTGTATCAATGTATGTTCATGTTCATGCGTCAGGGTGGTTTCTCGTTTGGATTTTCGGCTGTTGTAGATATACTCGTCGTTTCTGACACTGTGAAAATCCAAGGTGCCCGAACACAACCTCTCGGGGTGGTTCCCCCTGTAGATACTACACCGTTTGGATCGTCTATTCGGGGTAGTGAGTTTATAGATTTCGGCACGTTTGAGCAAAGTGAGTTGGATTTAATCAAAAATAAGTCTAAATAAATGTAATGATATCCGTCGAGGAGATTTCACGCTTAACGGATAAGCGAAATCAAATGAAGAAGGAGACGTACACGAAGATATATGAACAGATCTCTAGAAAAATACGCAGAACGGTCGACGCCCGTGGAAAACGTACAATTGCAGAAATACCTTCATATCTCGTTGGGTATCCGTCATTCGACAAATACAAAGCGGCGAGATATTTAAAACGGCAATTGGAAAATAATGGGTTTCAGGTAGTGATAACAGGTGATGTAGTATTAGATATTTCATGGGAAGTGAAGAAGGTGTCTAAAAAACCACAGGAAAACGATGATGAAGATTTCCCATCACTGATAAACCTACGTAAAGCTGCGAATAGATACAGGGGGAATGCGGGAAACAGTTAATAAAAAAAGTTACACATATCATAGATGGATAACCTGAACATTTTAGTCGAGGCTAAACGTGAATACCTCGAACAACTTTCAATTCTTATGTGCCCCATCATGATAGACGTGTTCGACGATATGTACCAAGAGGCCCATAAATTGTCCAAGGGGCGTAAAGTGTTGATAATGTTTCAAAAAGTGCTCCGTGACGTACCCGAATGGAGTGAAACCATGGCGAAACAACACACCGATAATATCGCGAACCGCTGCTCGTGGTTCAAGAATCTCGTCGCTGCGGTATTTGTGAGTTCGGTGAAAATCTTATCGGCCGTGCGTCTCAGTGCGGAAACTAAGAAATTATCGGTGAAACTTCCCACGAATGAAGTGTTTATTCATAGCTGTTACAAGAATGTGGCAAAAGATTTATACAAAAACCCGTACATCTTCGCCGAAAATCAATCTGAACATGCGAGGAATGATCAATTGTATGATCGATTTGCTCTATGTGTAGAAAATACAGTGAAAGAACTCATTCCCGTACAGGAAATTCTTCAGACGTACATGACCGACCATACTGACGATATCATAAATCCGCAGGAAATGGATATGTCACGCGACGATGTTGAGGAATACGAGGAACCGGTAGGTGGTGAAGAAGAACCCCCCGTGGGGAGTGCTGAAGAGCCCGTACCTGCACCCGGGGCTATACCAGATTTCGACCCAGACCCCGTAGATGATTCGGGTATGGAACCTGTACATCAGGAGGGTGAACTTGCTGGCCCGATTGACTCTCAACGAAACCCATTTGAAGACGAGTTCCGAACTATTTCTTCGACGCGATCACACCAAGAGTCACAGGAGGAGGAGTGCGAAGATTTATTTCCAGATGCATCTGAAACCAGAACAAAAAAACTTAGCTATTAAATATGGACATGGACGAATATTTTAGGGATCCAACTTCGGCCGCTCTCATTGCCGCATCTCTGACCGCTTTATATATTCACGGAAAGGCCCGTTTAAATGACGAAGGTGCTTTAACAACGAGTGCATATGTAAAACCGGCTATCCTAAATGCTATATTAATATACTTCATAATCTCGAACGGTGTTGGTAAACGTGAAACGATATCAACCGACCCCTTTTAAATAGATCACTTAAAGATTAACCCCATACTATTAGAAAATGACTTCGGTTACTGCTTTTAATGATATGATGGGACAGTTTCTCGCCGAGCTTCACATGTCTTTTCCAGAGGAGAAGAGTATCAAGAAGTACATGACCGCGTTTGAGCTTCTGCGCTCTGCCAATGGTAGGCTTGTAGTCGACGGATTCATGGCCGCTATCGCACCTCACATGGATAAAATTTCTGCGAAGGACGAGAACTTTTTTATTGAAAATGCGGAAACCATCGATTTCTTAAAAGATATCAATCTCAAAAACATTTGGCCTATTGCATCGGACAACACTCGAGAGGCTATCTGGCAGTATATTCAAACGCTTTACATGCTCGGTACCACGATCACGTCTATCCCTCCCGAGACGCTATCCATGATTGAAAGTGTCGCTAAACAATGTGCCGACAAACTTCAGGAGGAAGGGGGTGATATTGATGAGTCTCAGCTCATGAAGTCTATGCAGGGTCTCCTCGGTGGTATGATGAAAAAATAAAAGTTTATTATATAAATGGCGACTCGGTCGGTGTTTAGCGAACCGAAAGAACTTTTTAATAAAGATGAAATTCTTAATTTTTGGCCAATTGAAAAACAGAGTGCAGCAGAGCGAGTGAACTCTACTGCTCGTTTTTTGATATATGCCACATGCATTCTATATTTAATTAAACGTGACATCCGGGTGTTTATTCTCGGTATGACAGGTGTAGGTGTTCTTTATGTAATGGAAAGATCTAATATGATCAAAGAAGGTAGTATTCGACCAACTAAAACTACGAGTAAATATCATTCGCAGTGTCAGATACCCACACAAGATAATCCCATGGGAAATGTACTCATGAGCGATTACACGGATCGCCCTGACCGGCCATCTGCGTGTGATGTAACGACGGTGGGTAATGATATTAACGATATACTGTTCGAAAATATCCCGTATGGTCCCACACGTTCCCGGTCGTCTATGCCGGATATTCAGAGGAACGCGTATGCCCGCCAATTTGTAACTTCACCAGTGTCGAACATACCGGGTGATCAGACAGCGTTTGCGGAATGGTTATATGGTGAAAAGAACGCTCCCATGTGCAAGTCTGATGGAATGACGTGCAGCCCCAACGCTAGGGGTGTTCAATTGGAAGCTTTCGGTGGAATTGACATTGCCGGCGATAAAAGGAGTGGTATGACACGGGGATCTGGTTTGTCCGCATCATAGTCTAGATAATATTCTCATGTAATAATAAATGGCGTATCAACTCCAACCTGGAATGAAAATCGTTAACAACCCAGTAGCCCCCCCGGTGTGTGCGACCGAAGAAATATTTTCGTACCCCAAGCCGAGTTCCCTGAACTACGGGTCTCGCCCCAATACGATGCTTTACGGAACGGCTCCCTTCATGGCCGGTAAGGGTGCCCCAGCCGAACACATCGAGACGAGTGACGCTTTACGCCCCCAATCTACGAGTCAGTTTAACAAAATTGTTTCTCAGACGTATGAGAAGAATCATTTCCCCCTCCAACACATTGAGTGTGGACTCCCCCTTAGAAGCATGACATACGAGCCCGCGAGTACGCGTGCCGATATTCAGAACGCGATATTTACACAAAGATATCAGAATTAAAAATCTCAATAACAGGTAAGAATGGCTGATCCAGTGTCTATACTAGCGGTCGCCGGTTTGGCATATGTAGGAAAGAGATTGAGCGATCGAAACTCGGAAACATATGAACCAGAACAACCCCGAGTATATACTCCAAAGCCCCCAGTTGAACTTAAAATGCCCGAAATCATGAGTGAAGCCGATGAACGCGTTCCCATGCGAAAAGTTGAACTGTCGTCGTTTGCTGATATAGCACCCCAAATTAGAACAAACGGTGGAGAGATGCTCACCATGCGAGACCGAATGTACGATACCGGGCGCATGAATAATTTATCTCCTGTTGAAAAACAACTCGTAGGCCCGGGTCTTGGTATAGATGCGTCTGTACCCGCCGCCGGTGGATATCAACAACTTTTGCGTGTCAATCCCGAAAATGTCGGTGCGTATCGTCTCACAACTTTACCCGGCCGAACGGGACCCGCCGCTGACACTAAGGGTGGTCGACGTGGTGTGATGGGACAATTTGCGCAAAATCGTCCCGAAAAGACGGCGGATCTTGCGTCTCGACGCCCAGAAGTGTTTGGACGTGCTCAGGGTATGAACGGTGTCGTCCCACGTGGTGAGCATGAACATACCAAGCGTCTCACAAACCGGTCTGAGACTGGGACACGTGACGACGCACTTGGATTTTCTGGAGCGAAGCGTATTGTTTCCGGTACCACGTTAGCCATGGACCCCACGCGTAACAAGAAAGATGGTAATATTGAACAATACCAATACAACAATCAACCTGGGCCTGATATCAACCATTACGCACACGGCTATCTCAATGCTCCCGGTGTTAAGATTGGTGAGTCACGTGTATATGGGACGCCTCACACCGTCGCAGAACTTAACAAATATGGTTTCAGACCCGACGATCGACGTGGTAAGGCGAACCGCGTTGGTAACGGTGGGCGCATGAATGTTCGTGCGGGGCCTCTCAATCAGGGTGGTATGCCTACCGCCCTTCGAACGGATACTACCAGGATAGATGGTCGCGTTAACCCCGTCGCTGGTGGTTGGACGCAACAATATCAGAATAATTCGTATCATCAACTTAACGCGCATAAGGGTCACATGAACCCTCTCGCACATAAAGAAAACCTGAACGTGGCGAAGAAGCAGATGGCTAATAACCCATACGCTCAGCAGTATTGGTAATTTATTCAGAACCGTGAAATAACCCCCATTAAAATATTATCCATATATTTTAATGAGCGTGCACACGTTAGATATAGATAGTAGTGAACGCGACCCAGTCGTGTTTCCTAACACAGGGGATTATGAAATTGAATTAAAAAGACCTATATACGACGTAAGTAAAATTTCTCTTATTTCTGCACGTATCCACAACAGTCAATTGCTTATCCACGAGAGAAATAATTCATTTTCCGTAAATAACACGGTGATTACTCTAGATAATAACAATTATAGTGGGAAAACACTGGCGACTGAAATTGTTACAAAAATCCCCGTCGTCACGTCAGCCTTGTACGATGCGACGACGAATAGTATAACTATGAATGGATCTGCACCGTTTACGTTTGAATTCTACGGGGGTCATAATGGGTACGCTAAATTGGACAACGGATACACAACACCGCATGATATTCTTGGTCTTCCAGCGAGTAATGTTTCGTCTAGTGGAAACACACTCACGACCGGTAGTATAAATTTACAGGGTCCAGACGCACTTATTGTGAAACTCAGCAGTGGTTCCGACGAATTCAATAAAACTGTTTTTTCTGACAACCCATTTTACACTGGTCGAATACTTTTATGTGGCGATGCTACAAACTTTTCTGGAAAAGATGATGCAGTTGAACACTATTTTCATTCTGGTGTACAAAAGACGATTTCTCGTCTTCGTGTACAATTTTTGTATAGTAGCAACAATCGGATCATACCATATGATTTTAGACACGCTACGCACGTTTTAAAACTAGAAATCAATTGTTCGACTGATAAATTGACTACTACACCGAAAGTGAAAAAGGACTTTTCACTACCTACACCTATACGCATCCCTGAGTTGGAAGATCCGGATAGGTGGACACCGATTGTGTATATAAGTATAATAATCGTGACCGGGTTAGTATTTCTCCTGCTTACAAAACCAAGACGTCCAATTAGCGGGTGACCGCGTAGACGGCGGGGGATGGCTTCCTGACACGGGAAGACATCCTGGAGATCACCATGTATACGACCACTGATAGGAGAGTGGTGAATAGGGCGGTGAGCGCATAGTTAAGACCACCGTTCTTCTGGACCTTGATGATCTGGTGAATAGACCAGCGAACGAGGTCCATCCACGAGAGCGCCGCAGCGAACGAGAAGCCGGCGACAACTGCGTTGAGCGATTGTGCTTCGAGTTCACGGGAGATGGCAATCAGGGCTTCGGTGGCGTCGGCGGACATTTTTAATATAAAACAAGATTTTATTCCGGGATCAAATCTTCGACCTTTAATATTTTTTTAAATTTTTGTCCGTTATATCCTTTAATTTTTTGTATAGAACTATCGTCATCTGATTCGGTGTCCGAATCTGATGACGAATCACCCCGTGCCCTGAATGATTTATATTTACTATCAGACCAACCCTCAGGGGTCGATGTGTTCATTACTATCAATAGCATTTTTTATCATTTCTTCTGACGGATTGGTAGGCTTCCAACCTTCCCATGCGTCATACGCCTGGTTGATCGCCTGCATTTGGATATTGTCACCTGAATATGGTTCAAATAAACTCTCTTCGTCATCCACGATTTCTATGTCAGATTCGTCAGATGAATCATCTTCATTTTCGTATATTTCTGGAAAATAAGTGCCTATTTTCTTACCCACGGAGTGCATCGCGCAATATTTCATGCAGTATTCCATATCCTTCCCGAGAATTGTTGATCGTCCACATGCTTTAGCGTATTCCCCTGAAAGAACTACAGCTTCTTCCATGACGGGCGTTATAATTTCAATTGCTGATTGAACCACTGTCGAAGAGAAGTCGTGCCCCTCCATTTTCGTATCTCAATATGTTATAATTGATCGCGTAAACTCTAAGCTCCCTTTCGTCGACCTTTCCATTTAAAAGTAATTTTAGTCGTTGTTCTTTAACCAATGATAAATTGCGTTGTCCAGTTGGATACCATTTTTCGGGTTCAAGTGCAAAACTATATGAATAGAAACGCCTAAACAGTTGTGTTCTAGAATGGTGTATACCACTCTGAACTGCGCGGAGTGCTATAACGTTTCCTGTGATATCATTAATAGGCTCTTCATCGTTTAAGGACAATGTGAGTCCTTTCAAATTTTCGTAATTAATGTACTCAAGTTTACCGTTTATCTGTATGGTCTGCATCGTATGATCATAATCAAATATCGTAGAACTATTACGTTTTATGACAAAGTACAACTCCTTTACCGGATTTGCAAATTCTGTTTTAAATGTGAGTTCTTGCGTTTCCAAACTCGTTGAATCTGGGATTGCAAAATTTTCGTTCTGTACTTGTGTGATGATATGATCTCGTTTAAGTGTACGTAACTTAATACGTTCCTCGTCACCGAGTGCGACGAGTTCGGTTTCGAGTGCGATGGAATTTATATGAGGTTCATAAAGGGTTGCTCTATCTATTATATTGATTGTTCCACCCATTCCTGTATGGACCGCGCAATAATAATATAATGTAGACGGTGTGTTGTCGTCGACGGTTATCGTACTGCGATCGGACAGATAATCCGTGCCAACAGCATATGCGGGCCCTTCCAAACTCTCCGAAAATCTAAGGGGGTGGGTTGCATTTGAAATATCAGTCCGATCGAACGTGTACGTAAATCCCCTTTGTAATGTAAGCGTAGGTTTTATAGCACTGCCTATATAAAAGGCGCCATAACTTGCAGTCACAGCGAAACTTAAATCCGGTACATTTACAGTTGTTGGTAGTCCTAAAATGCAGTCCTGACGTTCATTAAGTTTGATTTCAAAATGACATTCCTGTTGCTGTATAGCACATAAAGGTATGGCGAGTTCTGGATTCCGGTAAAAGTAAAATGGAATGTCTACGATACATCGCCGCGTAGTCGTCGCATCACCCAGATACTCTTTTATTGTCGAATTGTTTACCCGAGTTCCAGAGTAATCGAGTGGGAATTTACCAATTAATTTTGACAAGTTCGTCTGTTTCGTCTGCGTGACATAATTTTCGGAATAAATCTGTAGATAATCAGACGGTATACGTTGAATATGTTCACCCCCTATGAACATGTCCACATGCTGAATAAGGGCGTGACCTATAGATTCTAT